TCCCACATCAGTATTCACACCTGGCCCGAGAAGGGTATGGCAGTATGTGATGTATTTACTTGTGGAGATACCGCTATACCAGAAATTGGTGTAGAATATATGAAAGAACAATTGAAGGCAACTGATATTGTATCTAATGAATTTGTCCGTCCTTTGGAATGATTATGCGTAATGAATTTGTGTGGGTCGAGAAATATCGACCACAAACTATTGAAGAATGTATCCTTCCAGAAGGTACCAAGAAAACATTCAAGAACTTTCTAGAACAGGGTGAGGTTCCTAACCTCCTTCTTTCTGGTCCTCCTGGATGTGGTAAGACCACCGTAGCTAAAGCCCTTTGTAGCGAATTAGGAGTAGACGTATATGTCATCAACGGATCCGATGAGGGACGATTCATCGACACTGTCAGAAATAATGCGAAAAATTTCGCTTCGACCGTCTCACTTTCTTCAGATGCAAAACACAAAGTCATCATCATTGATGAAGCAGATAACACGACCCCAGATGTACAACTCGCCCTTAGGGCGTTTACAGAGGAGTTTGTTGGCAACTGCCGATTCATCTTCACCTGTAACTATAAGAATAAAATTATCTCTCCCCTCCACTCCCGATGTGCAGTCATCGACTTCGCCATCAAAGGAAAGGAACGACAGGAAATCGCAGGACAGTTCTTCAAACGTCTCCAAGAAATCTTGGTTGCAGAGAATATTGAATATGATAACAAGGTCCTGGTAGAACTTATTCAGAAACATTTCCCTGACTGGAGACGTGTTCTGAATGAGTGTCAAAGATATTCTGTTGGTGGTAAGATTGATACTGGTATTCTAGCAACCTTCAGTGATGTAAAAACTGATGACCTATTCAGAAATCTTAAGGAGAAGAACTTTCCAGAAGTTCGTAAGTGGGTTGTTAATAATTTAGATAACGACCCCTCTTTACTTCTTAGGCATATCTATGATGGATGTTATAATGCTTTGAATGGTCCTGGTATTGCTGCTGCTGTTCTTATTATCGCTAAGTATCAGTATCAAATTGCTTTTGTTGCTGACCAGGAGATTAATCTTCTAGCGGCTTTGACAGAAATAATGGTGGAGTGTGAGTTCAAATGACATCTAAAATTTACAGCAGTCAAACGGGTCTTTATAGTATTAGGTTCAAATCTGATTTAATTCATGAAGGGATTAGTGCTATCGAGGTTTCTGAACTTCTAATTGGTTATCAGAAAAGTTATGATAATCGAAAAGACGGTGAATGGCCACTGGAACCTGATCATATGAGTGTTGAAGATTTCTCTGGTAAATTTGTATTGAGGAAGAAATGATTGATGAGAATGGATGGTGGCAAAGGGATCCTATTCCCGATGAAGAATGTATCCTCATTTGTTTGAGGAATGCCCCTTGCGGAACTGATAAAAAACAAGTTGAAAGACTTATTAAGACTTATGAAAGAGAAGATTAGAGCACAAGTAAAATCTAGATTCTATTATATTTTTTGGGGAACTGCTACAGTATCTGTAGTACTTGGTCAAATTTATGTTGGAACTGGATATAGAGACATGGCAAACGAAGTTCGTATTGCTAGAGAAAGTACAACAGAGTTTGTACAAGAGATGACAGGGTGGATTCCTTGGGTCAATTTTGATTAAGAAACAGAACATCTACAATTAAAAAAATGGAAGTCAAAGTATTACGAATGAACACTGGTGAAGAAGTTATCTTCACCCTCATCAATGAAGATGAGAAATCTATTGAGATTGAAAATGCTCTCGTAGCAGTCCCTAATGCACAAGGTCAGGTTGGTTTTGGTCCCTGGTCTGTTCTTCAGAAGGAAGGAACAACACTCACTGTAGACAAGCAGTTTATTGTATACTATTGTGATGCGAGAGATGATGTTGTGGAAAATTACTGTAACATCTTCTCAACTATTCAAACACCGCCATCTAAAAAGTTGATTCTATGACAGAACTGAAAGACTGGTTGAACTCAATCAATTTCACAAAGGATAATCTAATAGAGGAAGACGAATCACTTAAAAAAGATTATCCTCCTTTTATTATTAACAAGTGTTTGTCAGGTCACTTAGATTGTATTCTCTTTGCTAATGAGATGAACAAGTATCATTTCTTAGATAAAGATATGCAATATAATTTTTATATAAATATTCTGAGAAAGAAGAAAAGGTTCTCTCCTTGGATTCGAAAGGATAAGATCACAGATCTTGAATATGTAAAAAATTACTATGGATATAGTAATGAGAAAGCATCTCAGGCATTGAAAATTTTATCTCATGAACAAATTGAATTTATTAAACAACGACTTGACACTGGTGGAAAAAAATGAATCAAACTGTTGAACCTCAGGTTAATTGGTCTCAAGACAAAATGATTGAGGTCAGATTGAATGAACCTGATGATTTTTTAAAGGTAAGAGAGACTCTTACAAGAATTGGTGTAGCTTCTAGGAAGGAAAAGAAACTTTACCAATCTTGTCATATTCTCCATAAGCAAGGTAAATATTATATCGTGCACTTTAAGGAGTTATTTGCTCTCGATGGCAAATACGCTAATCTTACTGTTAATGATGTTCAGCGTAGGAATCGTATTACTCGCCTTCTTGTTGATTGGGGCCTGATTCAAGTTGTTAAAGAGGATTCAATTTTAGATATTGCACCACTAAATCAAATTAAAGTTCTTCCCTATAGGGACAAGAACGAGTGGACTTTAGAACAGAAGTATAATATTGGTAAGAAGAATAAAACTCAAGAAACCGAATGAATCTAATCGTAATCATCTACATCTGCCTGTCAGTGGTAATAATGACCTCATACGGCATTTATCTTTCCTTTGGACCACCATCAAAGGAATTGGATGATACATTTGATGAGCACGATCACTAAATAATTCTGCGATCTTTCGTGCGGTCGCTTCAAAAGTCGGAAACCCGTAAAGGGAGTGTGGTTTTCTACACTCCCTTATTTTCTGACATCTTGTATAATTAGTATGTAAGAGGAAGGAACCCACGGGTTCCCCTTTTACGCCAGGTCGCCTTCGGGGACCACACAACACACTCTCGCTTATTAAGGAGAAGTCAAATGACACTATCAAAATACAACGCTGCTAATTTGGATCAGTTGATGGACCGAATTGCAAAAAATTCAATCGGAATGGATGAATACTTTGAGAGAGTATTTAATTGTTCTGCAAACAATTACCCTCCATATAATGTTATCCAGATAAATAGTCATGAAACAAGGTTAGAGATTGCTTTAGCTGGATTCAGAAAGGAGGAGATTAGTGCTTTCACCGAACATGGAAAACTTTTTATCCAAGGGGAAAGGGAAGTTAAAGATCAGGTCGGGACGTTTGTCCACCAGGGACTGGCTCAGCGAAACTTTGAGCGATCCTGGACCTTATCTGAAGACACTGAGGTCACCAACGTCGTATTTGAAGACGGACTTCTGTCAGTCACCTTAACCAAAATTGTTCCCGAACACCACCAGAAACGATACTATCTTGGGGGATCTGACGAATAATAAATAAAAATGGCTACCTTGTAAATATCGTCGCCGTAGAGGGGTAACTGGCAAAATCCAGTTAAGACCCCTCTTTTTTTATAATAAATATTTTCAATGGGGAAATATTTCTTTATGCTGTCAACTCAGTACAGACTACGGCTTGAATTTATTTGTAAGTGTATTGCAAATGGTGAGGAAGTAAAACTAGATGATATGGTTTGGGCACAGAAACTTGCTAAGGCAAATACAACAGCTAATGAGATGTTGAAGAAGGCCCGACGACAATCAAATGGAATTAAAGAAGGTTCTATCGATGATTTTATGAATAGGATGGGACTAGGGGACCCCGATCCATCCAATCATAGAATGGGGTTCGATGGGGCCGAAGATGTGTTAGAATGGTTCCAAAGAGACAAACCCGATGACTGGAGACAACGTGACTGAACAATCGAAAAAAGAGACTAACAAGGTTATTGTAAATAACTTAGTCTCAGATATTGAGAAACTTCTAGATGGAAAGGCAACACACTACATGTGTTCTGATTTGAAAACAGAACACAAGAAAATTGTAATCGTATACGATCAAAAGGAAAAGAACTAATGCAAGCAGTACTCTATTCAAATGGTAATCAGGAATCTGAGAGAGCCAGAACTCTTTTGGAATCTTTGAACGCTGAGATTCTAGAATACAGGCTCAACAACCACTTCAGCCAAAGAGCATTTGAATCCGAGTTTGGAGAAGAAGCTGAGTATCCTCAAGTATCAATTGGATATCAACACATTGGTAGTTTGAAGGAAACTTTGCAATTTCTTGGAAATCGTGGGTTGTTTGTGGTATAATGTATAAGAGTTTTGTAATGTTATGAAACAAAGAAAGTATGAAAAGACTGGTAAAAAGGGTAGGTCTGAGGAGTGGGAGTGGAATGAGTCTCCCGAAACTATGAAAGCCCTTGAAGAATATAGAAAACTTGTGAGAGAAAATCAGGAGAAATTAGATCAATGACAATTAAACTTGCGATGTTGAAATCCGGTGAAGATGTTATCGCAGACATTCAAGAAATGACTGTTCCGGATTCTGATGGAAAGGATAAATTAGTTGGATATTTTTTTAGATTTCCCTGTAGAGTAAAACTTTTTGGTGATGTCTCAGAGTCATCAGGTAATAATGCACTTAAATTACAATTAATCCCCTGGAATCCTCTTTCAGAAGATGAATATATTCCTGTCGTAGCTGACTGGGTAATTGGTATTGTTGAACCAATTCAAAAATTAAAAGAAACTTATTTAAAAGGATTTGAAAAATATGAAAAATCTAAAACTATTAGTGCTGACGAACAACCAGATTCTACTGACACAGATTGAGGAAGTGTCGACAGAACTTGGAGAACCTGATTGTAAATTGGTTGAACCCTTCATCCTAAATCAATCTGATTTTTCTCTTTCTCCTTGGTTGATTGATTTTTCAACACAGAATACCTATATGATTCACTCGGATAAGATCTTGACGATTGCGGATCCTAATAGTAAACTGAAGGCCAAGTATGATTCTTTGGTGCAGGAATGAGGTTCTATACAAATGTTCAGATGGTTGGAAACAACTTTCTTGTTCGAGGATATGAAGATGGGAAAAGTATTATCTTCAAAGAAGAGTTTCAACCTACACTGTATGTAAAGTCAAATAAGGAGTCTGAATGGAAGACTCTTGACGGTGAAAATGTAGAACCTATTCAACCAGGGACAGTAAGGGATTGTAGAGAGTTTTATCGAAAGTATGAAGATGTAGATGGATTTAAAATCTACGGCAATGAAAGGTATATCTGCCAGTATATTTCTGAAAAATATTCTGAGGATGAAATTAAGTTCGATATCAAAAAAATTAATCTTGTAACGATTGACATCGAAGTCAAGTCTGAACAGGGATTCCCAGACCCAGACTCTTGTTCGGAGGAGATGCTTACTATCTCAATGCAAGATTATGCCACCAAAGATATTAAAACCTGGGGAAGAAA